GACTTTGGCACCCACTTAAATTTAGTTAGCTTAGCCATTACCTTGTCACGCCATGCAGTAGCAAATTTCGGCACACCTGAAGGATTCACTAGCTTAGCCAAACCATAGGCGTCCACAGGCGATTGTGCGGAAGGCGTACCCGTCATCATCCACAGCATAGTGTCAGGCTTTAAAATTTTGTTGAGTGACTTCCAGCGCTTCGTTGATGGATTCTTGTATGCGTTTGCTTCGTCCACAATAACTAGATCGAACTTGCCGTTGGCAATGACTTCTTCAGCAATTAAATTCAAGCCATCATAGTTCACCACAACGAATTCGTAATTGCCTTGTACCATTTCAACACGTCTTGATGCTTGTACATGGTGCGCCGCAACAACTGAACGATGAATAACACTCTTACCAATACTGCTTACCCAAGCATCGTGCATGATGGATAGCGGACACAGAATTAAACAACGGCGTACATGCCCTAAAGCCATCAAGTAATCAGCCGCCCATAATGCGGAGAAAGTTTTGCCAGTTCCGGGGTCGTTAAATACAAACGCTCTGCGGTTCATTGTCAAGAAAGATGCCGTATCTATCTGATGTGCAAAGGGTTTATGACGACCGGGCCAACTGTATTTAGCTTCAATGGGTGATGGCGTATTCTTAACACCTAGGTTGCGGAGCACACGCACTTCATCTAATCCCCAGTACACCGCTACTTCAAACGTGCCGTTGTCTTCGCTAACAACTTTGCTTCTTGGTATGATGCTGTACTTAGATGGGTTGCGTGTCTTAAACAGCAACGCTTTGTTTTCTATGATCTGCATTATTCAATAATCCTATACACAGCGTCGTATTGATTAGCTAGGTTGTGCTTCTCCAGCCTACTAGCACCCGTTAAGCGAATCAAAGCTAACCGCCAAAAGTCCTCTTCTCTGAATTTGGCTTCGCTAACCCACTCTCCTCCCCAACGCATTGTCCACATGTCAATCAACGCAGATAGCGGAGCCCTCATAGCTTCGTGTTGTAGGTCTTCTTCGTTTAGAGTTTTAATTCCTCTAGCACCTGCCCGTTGTGCTTTTAGCAGTACTTCTTCTAGTGTTTCTTGTTTTGTTTGTGACCCTATCAGCGCTATCTGATGCACTCTTTGGTGCTCTAGTGCGTTAGCGTAGTCCTCGTCTGATATTCCCATTACTTGATTGCCCCCTTGGATGTACGTTTGTACGAGCGGTTCTTGCTAGCTGGTATGGCTTTTAGATTAGAACGTGTTGTTGTACCGCCCTTGCTTAGTGGCTTCTTGTGGTCAACGTCCATGCCGTCACCCTTGTGTACCACACCTTCACGCTCTAACATACGGCGTGCTTTGTTGCGCTGAGCACGTTTCTTCTTTACTTTCTCTGTGCCATCGTATGTTGCGTATTCTTGTGCGTAGTTGCGTTTCGTTGCCATGATTGTCCTTAGTGCTTGGGGTTAAATTCACAACCCTTCACTTGGCACCATCCGCATAGCGGTGTGCTGGTCGGGTTCCAAATGTCATTATCGTAGGATGCTGCCAGTTTTGCTACCCTCTCCCTGTATAGCTGCCAATGGAAATCCTTCTCTTCTACGGTCATCGTTTGCGTGACCATCGTGTTCTTGACAACAAACAGCAGAGCAGAATTAACTTGGCGTATGTGGGGGAAGTGGGCAAACACCATCAAAGACATTAGGGTTAGCTGATCTCGGTCGGGGTACTTGTTGTTGCCTGTCTTGTAGTCCACCACCCTAGCCTTAAACCCATCGTCATCAATGATCAGTAAGTCAGCAATACCACGAACCCATACGTCAGGTGAATCAAAGGCACAGGGTTGTAAGTCTTCAGTCAGCCCCATCTCGTGCTCAGTTAGTTTGCGCCCTGTCTTTTTGAGTAGTGCGTCCAGCGTGGGCTTCATAAATTCGTGCTCGGGGGGTAGGGGTGTGCCGTCCTTGATATAGTGTTCAGCAGACTCGTGCACTTGCTTGCCATATATGGTGTGAACTGTGTCAGTAAACGGGTAGTTCTTCAGCACCTTTACTTCGTGGAAACGTCTTGCACAGCCCTCGTAGTCCTTAAGTCCTGAGTGCGACCATTTAAATTTAGGCATTGTGTTTAGTCCAGTAGTTAAATGCTTTGCGGATTGCTTCGTACTCGGTGTCTGCGGTAAAAAGATGGGATTGTGGATTATCGGGGGCATAAAGGTGAATGCTTGTGTATTCCTTATTGATGTCTTCACCAACCACATACCCATTCAGCTTCATCATATCAATCATGGTCTGCTCTTCAGCACTCCAGCGTGGCTCGTAGTAACCCATTAGAATTTCGCAGTCTTAATAGCTTGGTCTAGGCGATCGGAGAACTCAGTAACAAACTTCTCATTGTGGGTCAGCGTACAGCCCATGTCGTACAAGATTGCGTGAGTAAGCTCGTGCCAAAACGTGTTAGCGCGTTCGTGTGTATCGTACACATAACCCCGAAGTGGGTTGCCCTTGGCTATGGTAATGGTGTGAGTTTCCTCGTCAAAAGACCCATGACATACGGTGTTTCCTACAACTACACTTTTTTTCGTGCATATCTGGTGGGGGGTATTACCTATGACAACTTCTTTTGGTATCTTCATTTAGCTTCTCCATATCGTTTGTTGCATCCTGTTTCGGCATCTAGTGGTATGCCGGGCATGTACGAGGGGTCTTTAACCATCTGCTCCAAAACCCATTGCTCAGCTTCTTTGGCTTCGTCTTCGGGTACTAGGCACACAACCTCATCGTGCACAGTCAATACGCAGGAATACCTCTTCTGTATCCTGAGCATGCCATCCGTCATCACACATCTTGCTATTGCTTGTACTACGTTCTCTACAATCTTACCGCCATACAGCTTGCGCCTAGACTTCTCATCGACGCCATAAACCCACTGAATACGCCCTTTGTTATCGGCTTCTCCAGTCAAAGCAGGGTACTTTAAAGCAAGTCCACTAGGTAATAGTATACGCTCTTTGTCAAAAGTTAGGCATTTATGTACATAGGGTTTACCCTGATACATACTATTTCTCACCAACGAGTTGCACAGCTCCCATAGATCGACCACAGGGCTAGCGGCTTCTCGGTATTTATCAATGATTTTCTTGGCGGCAAGACAATGTATCAGCAATTCTTTCTCCGAACAGGTATGCGGTATGGCACGCATCATTTCCATGTTCTTCTCCCAACCAATGAAATCATTTACATCTTGCGTAGTTACACCCAACTGCTTGGCAAACGCTTTGTCGTACATGGTAGGTGGCGCACCTAGAAAGCCTGTAAGTAGTTGTGCAGAGAAGCTAGCCCAACCCATGCCGTAACCACAACCTAGTAGTGCCGACTTAGCGCTTTGCCTGAGATCGGGGTGGGAATTTTTTGTGAGTGTAGGGATGTCGAACATCTGAGCGCCGAACGACGCATAGGCGTCTTTACCCGATGAGAAGATCTCAAGAAGCGCTTGATAGTCGGCGAGATAAGCCAAGACCCGAGGCTCGATTTGTGAGAGGTCACAGACCACCAAGGTATAACCTTTCGGGGCTTGGATAGCTTTACGTAGGAAAGACCCTCGTTTGAGGTTTTGCAGATTAAGCCCCGAACCCTTTGACGCTGACCAACGACCTGTGTGTGCGCCGTAGTAGTTGAGCGGGACAGGAAGCGTACCTCGTTGTGATATATCAACGAATCTCTGCGCTCTTGTGCGTTCAAGCGTTGATTTAACTTTGAGCCTTGCTTCGCACAGTAGGGCAACATCCTCGTTATCGCTGTTAAGTAACGCTTGGAAGAGTGCGTCGTTTTTAGCAAACGCAAAAGCTTCTTTATTGGTCGTTTTACTGATTTTCTTTGGAGGCACGACCCCAAGTTCAGTAAGTACTCTAGCAAACTGGTCATTACTAGCAAGCGCCGTTTCGTCAACGTTAATTTTTGCAAGTAATGCTTCACGTTTTTGCTTCTCATCTTTAATCGCTTCACTTAACATCTCCTCGTCTAGTTCTAATACAGGGTTAGTAAACATCTTGAGCGTCATGTCAATCAACTTAAGCTCTTTCAACGGAAAGCCACCATCAACTTCCATCATTAGGTTCTCAAAGATACTTTCGCATAGCACAACGTCGTGTGCACAGTAGGCGGCTAACTCTTGCTCGACTTCATACGGCAACTCACTCATACCATTGGTGCTGTGTACTGCGTTGCCCTTTGGTGGTAGCCCATACACCTCAGCTAGTTTCATTAGGCTGTTGCCTACTTCCACACCCCTAAGAGCACGAGCCATAGATAGAGAGTCAAAAATAAAGCAAGGACTCGCCCCATAAACCCAGCTAAGGATTGAAATATCGAACTGCGCATTATGCGCAAGCACCGCCGTCCGGCTCCAATCAACCGAGTTAACCCAGTTTTGTAAGTCATCATGTGATACCCATTGTGGTGGTACATCTACGTCTAGTTGTTTAAAGCACAAGCCAAAGGCTTTGAAGCGAGGATCTCTGACGTACTCTTCTGTCGTCATCTTAGATAGCGTGTACTCCTTGCTATCCCACCTCGTCTCGAAGTCAATGACAAGTATCTTGTCGAATGGTGCGCTCATGTTCTTACCAACTGTCCTGTAAAGCTATACGTGCCGTTGTGTTCTAGTTGTACCCAAGGTGCCGCCCAAACTCTAAAGCCTGCCTTGCGTGCGATCTTACAGAAGTGATAGTCCTCAGATAACAAGCGACCACCTGACTCTTCGTCAATACTTGTTGCAAAGAACTCTTTAATAAACTTTGGCTTGTACTCATCCGTTGCACGCCACATGTCGTTCTTATACTCAGGCACTAGTGGGGCTAACTTCTCAAACACCTCACGTTTAATTAGCATAAAGCCTGTGCCACCGTTTTCAATCTCCATTGGTTCATACAACATACCTTCTTGATGTAGCGCACCGCCTACTAAGTTAACTACAAACGCTCCTGTATGTAAGTGGAGTTCTTGCATAGGCACGCCAGCTTTGACTGCTTCTTCTACCTTGGGCCAATTAATTTCTTTCTTAGGATAGATACCACAGATGATGTCTTTGTCAGCTTCAACCATAGTTGGAACATCCTCGGGGTTAAAGCCAATGTCTGCATCAATAAACATCAAGTGTGTGCAATCAGTATCCAAGAAGTCGTACGCTAAACTGTTGCGCCCTCGTGTGATAAGTGATTCGTTGGTCATGTATGCGTACCTAAATGACATTTGTTTACTGCTCATAGCCGATGCCATTTGAATCATGCCGACTGTGTACGTCCCATTACACACACCACCATACATAGGTGTTGCTACAAGTAAGTTAGCTTTCATTTCTTTTCTTTCTTTGCTGTTAGTTTTTTACGTAGCTTGATACCAGCTTGAGCGTTTTTGTTTTGCTCGATGACCTGCGTAATCACCGCCAGTATTCCCTCTTGTACTAAAAACTCCAAACCTTCTTTATCAAAGTTAACAATAGCGTCTGCTGACCCATTTTTATTTTCTTTAACTACCTTTAATGTAATTTCCATTATTTGCCACTCCCGATAATGCCCGGTGTCCACACGCTTGGTATTTCTCTAAACGCTTCAAGGCGCTTGATGAATGGGTGTGGTGTTGGTACGTATGGTTTGAAGTTGTTGCCTGTGCGTGATTGTGCGATGGCAAACTCGTTTGGTTTTGCTTTGTATGTTTCAAATTTAGCTGGTTTCATTGTAAAGTCCTGTTCTTGATTAGATTTTTAATGCGATCACTTACTTCTGCGGCGGTTTCTAGTAGTAGCATTGGTAACTCCATCTCATCCATATTCAACCCATATACCTTGACGGTTTCTGTTTCGTTGTTGACTATGATTACTGCGGCTGAGTGAATTGCGTTATCTACTGTGCATAGGTTTAACTGCTGTTGCACTTCGTCATATGCTTGCTCCTTGGTTCGGTCTTTAATCATGGCATTAGCCCTTTATCAATGATGTCGAATACTTCTTGTACGTCGGCAATGTTATCTTCGTTTACTACCCTAACAAACCCCTGTGTCTGCCTGATCTTGTCCATCTCTGCCTCTTGTAATGCGGTTGGCTTGTTACTGCCAGCTTTACACTCAATAGCAACGAACATACCCCGATAACAACACACAATATCAGGAACCCCACTACGCCCATAGCCACCAGTAGCAGGGAAAAAATAGTAAGCACCGTTCTTTTTAATAACATCGACAACTTTTTTTTTAACTTTGGCTTCGGGTGTCATAGCGTTTCCTTACCTCGTCAAGACGTTGCAGACAGATTACGATTTTATTTAGTTGTTGGTTAAGAATCTGTTGATCGCCAACTTGATACGACTTGAGCGCAACAATAACCTCAGCTTCAAGGTTACATAGTGCGGCGTTCTCACGCATCATCAATAGAACTTCACCTTCCGACATGGGCATCTTTAATCTCCTTTAAAAACGATTGACCTTTAGCGCCGACAAAAAGATCTACACCCCGTCTGTCGTCTCTGTCTTGTTTCTCAAGCACAAACTTCTTGGCAATGAGTTTGTGTAAGTACTTGTGCGTGGTGGCTGGTGACATAACTGCTTGTGCTTCAGCTATCTTCAGTACTGACATTGTACCTAGCGGTGCTTCTGCATTAACCATGCCTAGTACATACTCTTCTTGCCACGATATTTTGTGGCGGTTTCGTACTACTTGTGTATCGTATGCGTTACTCATCTTCTTGCTCCTTTGGTTCTTCATCACACCTTTCAATTAGTGCGGCATAGCCACACATATCTACTAAGTTATCTCTATGGTCGGGGTCGTTGGCAAACCTAGCCACCTTAACTAACACCATCATTGCGGCAACATCTTTTGGTGTGATGGTTGAGTCTAAGTGCTTACGTGCATTTAAATACGCATCCCACATCACAGCTATGGTTTGCAAGTTCTTAGCTGGATGACCATACGTCTTCTCTCTGTCGCCATAGATAAGAGCATTAGCTTCTTTTAATACGCTCATACTACTTCTCCAAAAAAGGTATGCTTGGTGTTTGCTTTGTCAGTGCGTAGTAATCTAATTGCACCTTAGCGGAGTTAATCATCTTGCCTGCGATGTTGGCTAACTCAGCCGCATCTGTGTGCTTGACGGTACCACCACGTAGATCACTAAACACTTGTGACAACTGCTCTCTTAACTCAGTTACATTTTTCATTTCTCTAACTCCCTTTTAATCATTAGTTGTAAACGTTTTGCTTCAATCAGTTCTTTTGGTATGGCACTTGCGTGCAACCTAAACCCTGTACTCTTTGATAACAGATATGCAACATAGTTATCTCTTACTTCTGTTACTAACTTGCCGTTTGACTTGCGTATGTACTCTCTACGCTTTTGCAAATATCCTTCGGGGTCTTTTACCAGTAGCCTTTGTTTTGCTTCTTGGCGTTGCGCCCTTACCTTCTCAGGATTCTCGGCAAACCTACGCTGTGCCGCTTTTTTTGCTGTTTGCCTTACGTGTTCTTTGTTGTTATCTCTATACTTTTTCTGTAACTCCTTCCATCTCTCAGGGTTTGCCTTTCGCCACGCTTTAGAGCGCGCACGCATGCGCTCTTTGTTGTAGTTCTCTTGGTGCCACTCCTTACTATAAGCGTTGCTCTTTTCTTTATTGGCTTGGTAATATGCACGCCGATACTCTCGTTTATATTCTTCCGTCCATTTTGTTTTCTTAGGTTGAGGTGGGTGCGCTTGGGCATATCGCTCTCTAGCTTTGGCTCGCATTTCCTCCAAGTTCTTTTCACGATACACTTTGTTTTTCTTTCTGTTGCACTCACGTCGTTTCTCAGGATCTTTGTAAGGCATGTTACCCCCTTAGAAATTAAACTTAGATAAGATGTCATCGACCTGAGTCTTAACATCGGTACGTGCACCCACATCCTTGCGTAAGTCTTTCACATCAATACCACCGATGGCTTTCTTTAGCGCCTTGCGTGCGTCATCTAGCTGTGGATCGTTGATTATATTCAAACTGCTAGCCAAGTCGCACAAATCATGAGCACCATCTAGCAACGAGTCGTGGAACTTGCGGGGCTTAGCCTCACCACTAACATAGTCAATAGACAGGCGATCAGACATACGCTTGAGGTGCTCAAGTAATCTACCCTTGATGTCCTTCATCGCATACTCAACTCGCTCGTCAGCAAGGCTTGACAACTTCTTGCGGAGTTCTTCTTGCGCATCATTGCCGATGTCCACCCTAAAGTCACCCGATGCAGGCACAGGCATGTAGTTCACATTGAAGTTGAACCGATGCTCGATGTCGTTAGGGTTAGGGTAGTCGTTGCGGTTGAACATATCACCGAGAGCCATAGCTTGTGCAGTAATCAGCGATGGGTACACAGTAACGAACTCAGTAACCAGCCCATGAAATCTATCCTCTGCTTGTTGTAGCTTAGTATTAAATTCCATAAACTTAGCGCTTGGCAATAGTCGTATACCCGAGTCACTCCAAGGCAACGTATTGTCATACACATAGCTACGTGTTTCTGTAACGTGCTGACCTACTACTTCCAACTCGCTACGCCCTGCGAATAGGTTCTTGTTAACTCGAGCCGCACCCTTAGCCTGTGCATGCTTGTTACTAACCAACTCGTCAGTAGTCGAGCGATCTAGCTTGCGTGCAGTCCATTGTGATACGTTGAGTTCTACTAGTAATGCGCATGTGTCAATGTTATAGCGTGTCATACATCCCCCTTAGTTAATGCCTAGTTGTTTGAATAAATCATCAAGGTCATCCATCTTCTCGGTGCGTGTGATGAGTACAAAGCGCTTGTCATCTGATGCACCTACCTTATGACATTGCTTACCCCACAACACAGTAGCCGTTGATGACGCTGAACCATACACAGTTTCTAAATCGTATGGTGATACCGGTATGCGTGCCGTCTGATTAACCGCTATGTGATCAAGGTAAGGCTTGATGTGCTTACGAATGACGCCGTACGGATACTTCGCTGGTCTGCGTTTGGATTTGGAAACGACTTCCAACTCGCCGTACTTCTTAAGATCAACGTCGATGATGGCATACTTAGCGCCGATTGCGTTTAACAATTTAACTGCGTTGGTCAATGCTTTTGTATGAACAGTATTCATAGTTGTAGTGCTCCTTAGTTTGAGTAGATACGAACTGCTTTGCCTTGCGGTGGTTTGAAGTGGTCGTTGTCAACTACGCCCCATAATGCAGGCACATCGACGCACGCATTGCTACCATCTAAATACCCATCGGTTAACCACACAACACCTTTGGGTTTGTACTTCTTGTCACGAATGTATTGCACAACGCACTCAGGGGAAGTGCCACCGCCACCCTGTGGGGAAAGAAGATGACCGATGTTCACAAACTGCTCGGGCTTGAACAACTGCTCACCGCACACAGCACTATCCCACCACACGACACGCACAGAGTCAGGTCGTACATTCTCTGCAATGCGGGCGATCTCACCAAACACAGTAGGCAAGATACCGCCCATAGAGCCTGATGTATCACACGCAACGATGAGCTCACCAGTAGCCTCAGAGAAGTGAGACGGCATGACAATGCCAAGAGGTAGCAAGCGCTTGTTGGGTGGCGCAAAGCGAGAGTACTCATCACCCTCACATAGTGCAGTAACCCACTCACGCAAGTGCTCACGCCAGTTGGTGTCACGCTTCTGTGTAGCACGATCGAGTGGGCTATTGCGAGAACCCTGACCAGCTAACTTGTCAGCTAACAACTTACCCTGACGACCGGCATCATCTAGCTGACGACCTAGCTCGTTGGCTTCCTTACTGCCTAGCTCAACTGCCTTGTCGAACATATGCGTATCCATAGCACCGCCGTTTTGTTGCTGTTGCTGTTGTGGTGGGGGGTTACGCAACAAGTCTTGCAACACCTCGATGAAAGACCAACCTTGATACTTGACGTCGATCAATGGCGCAGGATCTACTATGCGCTCGACAAACGTGAAGTTGGGGTCGATCTCCTCGATGGTTGCATTGACTACATAGTCCATAGCCATGTTGCATAACTGTGGATACTTCTTGGATAGCTCCTTGTAGTTAGTGCAGTGCATCAACGCCTTGTGCAACGACTCGTGCGCAACAAGATAACGCAACTGCTTGCGGTTAAGACCACCGACAAACGCAGGGTCATACCATACATCACGACCATCTGTACCTGCTGTGCCGATGTCCTCAAACTTGACGTCGCCGATATACACATAGCCTGATAGACCAGCGAAGTCCTTGTTGTTGCTGAAGTCAACGTGTACTGCAATCACCCGATTGGGTGGGGTTAGTTTGTCCCATGTCTTAGACATTTGCTTTCTCCTTATTTGGTTGAGAAGTAAATCTTGTTGTCATTCATCAATGCTTGGAACGGCTTGACTGTGACGAACAATGCGGCACGAGTAGAGTTAGCAATGTTGTTAGCGAACATAGACTGCAACTCCTTGCGGTTACGCATGACGTACTCGGTGCATGCCTCGGCTTCCTCTCGTGTGCTTGTATCCGTAACACACTTGAGCACAGTAATGATCTGCGCCACAGGATTGCTAGGGATAGGGCAAGTAGATGGTGAGCTAACTATTCTGCTAAACGCAGGCGTCTCGTCACCGAAGCGAATGAACGCACCCAATTCCTCAGCACCAGCACGACCGATCGTACCCTCGAGTAGACCCTGCAACGTATCGGTATCCATGAACTCACGCTCTTTGACAATGTCTGACGCAGAGTGTAGTGAGCGAGGTGTGATGTAAGCCTGCTGAGATAACAACGGATTGAAGATAACGTCATTCTCCTTAGACTGATCACGACCTGCATACTTACCGCCATCTTGATAGTCAAGGAAGCTATCGAACCATTTCGTGTGTCGCTCGGTGCATGCCAAGATGATAGAGTCGATGCCGTTGTCGATACCCCAGTTGTACCACTCAGGTTGCGTAGGCTTACGCATAGTCAAGAACACAAGACGATTACGCAAGTGCGCCTGTATCGAATCACCCAAGCCCTCGACCGCAAGGTTAGTACCAGCGAACACGACTGAACCCTCAGCCATCTGATAGTTACCAACGGCACGCTCGTACACAATCGGAGCAAGTACGTCTTTGATGTACTGCTTAGCCTTAGCCAACTCATCGAGGAACACAAGCGATGGGCGAGCACCATTGATACCCCTTTGATTAGCCTTGCTGACACCGAAGCGCTCGTTGGGTAGCTCACGAGATACGCCTGCATCACGATCAATGTCAGGCATCCACACAGAACCATCAGACATCTGAGTACAGTCGAGCTTGACCGCAACGTGATTGGCGAAGTGTGGGTCACGCTCAAGGGTGTGATAAATACCAGTCTTACCGATACCATTCTCACCTTGAACAATGATGGTGCGCTTGTGACCAATCATCTTGATTGCGTTTGCTACTTGTAATGAATTAAGTAATTTCATGGTGTTTATATCCTCGTTTGATTAGTACTACTGTTTTTTAGAAATTGTAACATACTACTTTATAGAAACAACAACTACTTAACCTCCTTTCTTGTTGGCACGGGTGTAATAAGTTCTCGGCAACGTCTTGTCAAACTGTGGCAGGGCTATTGAATCTGTACCCTTGGATAGCCCAGCAAACGACATCAGCCTAGCTACCAATGACTTCTTGAACTCGTCAGCGGTAATGGCTTGTACTATGTCATCAGCCTTTTCCTGCGCATCGTCAGCCTCGGCAGGGTTGCGTGACCTAGCCCAACCACTCATCTTGTGGAACAGATTGCCGCTATGCTCGTTGTACACCTTCTTACTAGCTAGCATGTCGAAGCAATCCTGCGCTACCTCGTCAAAGGTCTGCATAAAAGCCGTTGACTCAAGGGGTAGGGGTAGGTTAAACAGCGCATCCATCATGGTTGACTGAAGGGCATACCCTAGGCGTGACTCACCAAACGGCTTGCCCATGTTAGACGATAGGTTGACACACTCCTTAAGCGTGGGTAGCTTGAACATCTGAAGCGTGACGTAGGCATCGAGTTCTTTCTTGATGTCCTTGCGCTTTTGCTTGTCACCCTCGTTTGAGGCAAGGCGGTATATATCTGCATGCCATGACTTCTCCGCAATGAGTTGGTGAGAGCTGTTGTAGGTAAGCAAAGCCGAGAAGTCTTTGCCCTGCTCCTTGTAGTGTGGGTTGAGTGGCAAGCGAACTGCATCGCCTGTGGTAGTGCGTAAGCCAATGCCGTTGTAGTAGCCTGTGAACTTGTACTGTAGTTGTATGTCATAAGTACCATACAAGCCAATGACTGCTACCTCGTACTCACCCTGATCATTTGGTTCATACACCCTGACGACATCTACGCCGTTGACCTTGTAC